GTCCTTGATAACCTTGATAACCTTGATAACCTTGAAGTCCTTGTGGACCAGTTGGACCTTGAAAACCTTGATAACCTTGAAGTCCTTGTGGACCAGTTGGACCTTGAAAACCTTGATCACCAATAAAACCTTGAGGTCCTGTTGCTCCCTGAAAACCTTGTGGACCTGTAGCACCAGTCGCTCCGAATCCTTCTATACCTTGTGGACCTGTCGGACCTTGAAAACCTTGAGGACCTGTAGGACCGGTTGGACCGGTTGGACCGGTTGGACCGGTTGGACCTTGTGGACCCTGTGTATACATAAATCCTGGAAGTGGATAAGAAAATGTTGAACCCACGAATGGACTATTACAAGGTGTATATGTATCTGGTATTCTTAATAATAATCTAACTCTAAATCCATTACAATTCTCATCTGTCTCTCTCGTCACTGGTGTGAAAACCTGATCTTGTCTATCAATTGTGATATATAAGTTTCTTGTGTAAGAACTTTCTCTAATGTAAGCAATAATTGTTTGTAGAAGATACATCATATCACTATGAATCTCTTGAAAATTACTATCACCCTTATCAATTCTATCCAATGCGTATAGGTTGAGTCCAATCTGAGCGCTTCTGACGCCTTGATCAGTATTCATTACTTTATTCTCGATTGGCTCAGCCCATACGATCGGATATACTATATTATTACTGGCGTTTATGTCACTTATCGGTCCATAACCCCAGCTCGCTTTAAACTCACTTAACTCAACTATATTTTGTAACACGGTTAAGATTCTATTTAATGAACTTCCTAATGCTATTTGACTCATCTTTTTGCTTTATTTTTAGCTTCGTTTGCTTTATTTAATTTTTCTATATACTCGTCCTTGGCTTTATAGTATTCTAATGTCGTTAAAGCCTCAACCCATTCTATTTGATATACTGCTTCGTATTTTGTTATATCTCCATTCGCCAGTCTATCAACCATTGATATGAAGTTATATTTCGAATCCATTTCAATCTTTATTAATTCATTTCCTTTTTGTGGTTTTGACTTATAAAGCTCACTAAAATGTTTATTTATCATTATCTCCCACTCAAAAAAAAATTAAGTATTCCCAAGCATTTAAATCCTGGTGCCTTTAACATTAATTTCGATCTCCATTCAAAGTTTTTACTATCAAATCTTTCCATTTTATATTCAATATTTCCTGTTTCTAGATCTCTTTCTTCAACTGCCGGTCTACAAATGATTGCCATTAAATATGGGAATGATTCTAATTCATCCTTCATCATTCTTATCTGTTGTATCGAAACCATCTCAGCTGTTGTTAATTTATTATTAACTATATCTTTAACTCCATATAATTTTCCTTCAATCGTTAAATGATCTTCAATCTTACTTGTATTATAATCTGGCACTTCTTTTAATAAAGGTCCAACGAATGTGATGATTTCATTTAAATCATCTAATTCAACATCATCTATATCGCCCGGATTAACATCACATAGTATTTCAATTACTCTAATAAAATATAATGTCTGCTCGTAGTCATTCATTTCACTTTTCTTTGTCCTTTCTAACTTTAAAAACTCTATCAGTTGTCCTAACTTTAATTCGTCCCAACTTTCTATAATGTTTAAATGCTTAAATTGTTTCATATTGTATATAACTTAATTTTTAATTTTTACTCACAGGTATATATATTATATTCCACTTTACCTTAATAGAAAAACCTATCTGTTACTTTAATTGTAGTCCTTCCCCTATGAGTATGTATTGCGTATCTCATCGCGTCTAACGCATCATCAAATAATTTAACTGGTTCGTCTATTATTCTATTAGATTGTTTCTCAACCTTCCAATTATATAACTTATATTCTTTTAATAAATTAAGTGATTCGTGATGAATAAATATCTCAGTTGATTTGATTGTATCAATTCCTTTCTTAACATTTTTATCCGATGACATCGCTTGATATCCAGCTCTTCTCAATTCTTCAATTATATCCGGTCTGGCACTATCACAATATATTACCTTACTTCTCTCCACTCCCATCATATTTATCTCTCTAATCAAGTCTGTTGTCGTTAATCCAGTCTTATATATTAATTCTCTAACATATACTCTGTTATTTTCAAATTGACACTTAACCATCGCCACTGGGTGGTTATATCCGAAGTCTAATCCATAACAATAATCTATTACTCTTGGTTCATCCACATATTGTTTAAAATGATTATATATTCTTGATGATGATGTCGGTATTTCCCCCAAGGCATATATCTTATAATAATTCTCATCCGTGTTAATCAAGTTTTCAATAAATTCAACTTGTTGTCTTTCTAAAAATGGATTATCTTTATATGTACTCTTTATTAATATACTATTCTTTTCATTTATCAATTCATAAATCCAGTGATCGTCATCTGATGGATTATAATCCGTGAAAACCTTTCCACTAGTTCTTAACATCAATTGAAGCCATTCTTCTTTATCTAATTCATTTATCTCATTACAAAAAAGTATATCTCTTTTTTTACCTCTTAACTTCATCGTATCACTAACTCCGATAAATTCTATCTCACTTCCATTATCAAATATATAATTGTTTAATGACTTATTATGACTATCTCTTTTATATAAATCATATTCCCTCATCAAATTAAAAAAATCATCTTGTAATGTTTTACAACTGGCTAATGTCTTTCTTGTTATACTTATCTTTACTTTATTTTGTAAGGCAATGATGATTAAGCATTGTATAATCGATATAGTTTTACTACTTCTCGATCCTCCTTGATTAATAATATATCTTATGTCAGGATCATTATATGCCGTCCAATTCCTTTCAAAAACATCCGTATGTTTAATCTCCAAACTTCTCCCCATAATCATCATCTTTCTTTTTGATATGGATTAATTTTATTTCGGTTATTGATTTACCATCCGAAGTTATATCCATACTATCAGTATAACCTCTCTTTCTTGCTTTATACTTCATATAAAACATAATTGAAGCTCTATCACCCTCTTTAATTGACTTTAATAATTGATTTTCAACAAAATCTAATGTGATTTCATTTATATCATCGACAGCTGCTTTAAAAATTGGATCTTCTTTACAATACTTATAAAATTGATTTCTACTTATCCCAACTTCTTTACAAGCCGGCGTTACAATTCCTAAACTTTTCTCCAAAGCTTTCAATAATAACTCTTTGTGTTTTTCTGGTTGTTTCATTTTTATACTTTACTTTTTAATCTTATTTCCAAAAATCCTTTTGAACTCTTTCCCTTTAACGAAACATATTCTGGATATTCTTTTAATAAGTATAGGGCGGCTTTTTCACTTGCCATTAATCTTTTCTCATATCCTTCCTGATTTAATCCACCATCGCCTGAATAATATGTTGTGTTAGGACAAATATAATTGAATCTTATTATCTTTCCATACTTCTTATATACTTTAATTGTTTTTTCATAATCCTCTTTTGATTCCGATTCCACCGATGTTTTTAAATTCTTATCCTTATCAACAATAAATCCATAAAAACAACCAACTATAAATTTTAAATTAGTTGATATATTCTTATCCATATAAAAAGCGTTATTAACAGCACTCACACCCCATAAAATTGTTTTATTCATCTTACATATTTTAAAACCGCTCGTTATTATTTTATCTATATTCATATATTTTATCAATTCCTTACCCTCTAATATACTCAAATACTCTATATCATCATCAATACTCAATATCATATCACCCTCATTATAATAATTTACAATAAATTCTCTTTGATTTCTAATTCCTTTCTGTCCCACAATCAAATTATATCCCTCTTCCTTCAAATAACTATAAGCTTTATACTCTTCATCATCCGCCACAAAGATGTCTATTATTTCATTTTCCATTCCACAATCTTTTAAATAAGATAATGTCTTATCTTTTATTGTTTTTTCTCTTTTATACGATGGTATCGCTATTCTATAATTCATATTCTTAATCTTTTTTATTTAATCCCTTTAATGATTTTCTATTCTTTGCTATCACCATCTCCTCTTCTGCCGATCCACACACAAACATATTCTCTCTGTAATACATAACCAAACTAATTCTTGTTGCGTCTTTTGATAATTTCTTAATCGGTGTGTTTCCGTGTATCTGATGGACATCTGTGAATAACAAATCCATATTCTGTAAGTCAAAAGCCACTCCCCACTTAACCAAAACAAAATAACCTCCAATATATTTTCCTTTTCTCATAGCTGTTAAGTTTCCAAATCCTCCCAACAAATCACCTTTGTCTGTATGGACTGCTGTCTGCCAGTTTTTATTTACGGTTACTGTCGTGAATACCGTATCTTTAATAACAAAATCTGGACTTGTCTTATCTATATAAGATTTTTGATACTCCCATTTATCTGGGATTAATTCTTTATAATAATCACTTACGACTTTAATAATTGGATAACACTTTTTATACTTCTCAAACTTATTCGCCGTATAAGATGTTGTCCTACAATATGGAGCTCTCATAGTCCTATCATAATAACCTATAATTCCACTATTAACCGGATCTGCTATCCTTGTTTTACTCACCGTCCCATCTCTCTTTAATCTATTTTGTCCCGTCACTCCATCGTCTCTCTTTCCCGCACTCATTCCTCTATTCTGTGTCACGGTTGCTGCCTCTTCAAAACTATTCCAACTACTAACAATCATTTCTCTTGGTATCAAACCCCTTCTAAACTTCGCCAATAACATTCCAGTCTCCTCACAATATACATCACAATCATAATTTATTAATATGTTGTAATCTTTTTCTCCCAATAATGTCCCTAAATACTCTTCTGCTTTCTTTTCAGTCATAATCGGACTTACTCTAATCTCTTTAACCATATTATACATTATTTTTTATTACTTCCATAAGTATCTCTTCTTTTGTTTTATCTTCGAAACCATCCATCAACTTTAAAACTTCTTCCTTATCCTTCTTAGTATAAAATAAATAAAAAGCTTTCGCCTTACTTATATTCTCTTTCTTCTTCTCTACAACTATATCTTCTAATTTATTTTCTTTCTTATCTTCTTTTGTTAAATCCTTATACCATATCGGCACTTCTACTCCCCAATCAACTAAATCATTTGTAATATAATTCTCACTCATATTAACCCAATCCCAATCACCATAAGATAAATTGTCTTTAATCAAAAACTCATATTCCTTTTCCTCATCTTCAAAAATTTCAACCTCTACTTCCTTATATCCTAATTGTTTTAAAGCCACATATCTCATATTACCACCAATAATTTCATTATTCTTATTAATAACTATCGGTCTTATACTCAACATCTCTGGGAAGTCTTTAATTGATTTCTTTAACTCTTCTAACTTACCGGCATTAAATTCTCTTGGATTATTATCTTTCGGTTTTATATTATTTATATTTACTTTCATCCTTTTAAATTATTTTTTAATAACCTTACAAACGCATCACTTAAATTATCTGTCTTGGTTTTCTTTAATATGTTGTTTTCATACTTCTTTACAAAGTTAAAATCATCTTCACTCAACATAAATAAAATATAAGCTCCATCATATTCACTTTTATTTTCTATATCACCAGTCATTTCATTTAAAATCTTTTTCTGATAATCTTCAATAAACTCTTCATCAAAAAAATCATCTAAGTTACTATCTAAACTATCTGTATTTAACCAATCTGGCGTATCAAATCCCCATCCATCTAAATCTTCTGTATTCTCTAACATTAAATAATCCCACTCTCCATAATTAACATTATCTTTAATCAAAAATTCTTTCTTTTTCTTTTCATCTGTCGAATAAAATCTAATCACTGGGATTTCTTTTAATCCTGCTTCTTTACAAGCCTTAAATCTCATATTACCACCCAATATAACATTATCACTATCAATAACTATTGGTCTTACCTCCAACATCTGTGGAAAATCTTTTATACTCTGGACTAATTTTTTAAATTTATCGTCCTTAATCGTTCTAGGATTATTAGGATTTAATATAATTTTCTTTATATCTATTCTTTCTATATTCATATTTTTGTTTTTTCTTTTATTGCCATCTTTGTAATTTATATAACTATATTTTCTCAAATTTACTCGCGTTTTTACTATACCATTCTCTTAACGCAGAGAAAATCTTTGAATATGTACCATCACAAGCTCCACAACTTCTATATCCTGGTTGGTTAGGATTAATATATTTTCTATACAACTCCATAACTCTTGCCACTTGTTGATTAGTTGGTGCTGCTGTTTTAAATAAAACTAACATATCAGATGCGTCCTGAGCTGGATATAAAGTTTCTTTAACTTCTTCTATTTGTTTTTTACTCTTTGCCATTATATTGGATTTTTTATTTTTTGCTCTATTGGGATGAATAACTTATCATACCAGAAGAGTAAGAAGGATGCTGTAATTGCCATCCATATATTTCCTGTTAAAATTAAACCAGTCCAGAATGCTGCACACTTTCCACACGTAGTTAAAACACTTATTAAATCAAATAATAAATGTATCGTGTTTCGACTTGGTTTAAAATTCATTCTAATTGCGTCTATAACCCATTGTAATGGTTCAAATCGCGATATAAACCAACCAAGTCCCATTATCTTTAAAATTATTAAACTATCTAATATAACCATCATCTTTTAATTTTTTTTTTATTTGTTCCATTACCGATGCCGTCCATCTCTGTAATGTCCTATCATTTATTGTTTTATTTTTAATCATCATCGACTTAGAGATTTCAGTATAATTCATTCCTAAACCTTTATATTCATCTAATCCATAATATCTTTTAAACACATCTGCCTTCCAAGGCTCAATATGTCTTAATATAGATAAGATTTTCTCTTCAATCTCTTCTTTCGACCAACCATTATATAATTCTTCATAATCATCTTCTGGTATATTATATGGGTTTGAATATAGCATTATCATCTTGACTATTTTTTAATCGCCATAGATTATTATAGGTTTCATTAACTCTATATTCAGTACAAAAGTCCATATAAAAGTTAAAATTCTTTTTAATATGATCTATTACTTCTTCCGAACTTGTATTATAAAATCTTATATCATCCGTATAAATTCCTATCTCATTATTTATATCTATAATAACATTATCTAAAGCTTCATTATCTCTAACCATCTTTAATATAACTTGATATATGTTAAAAACATTCTGTCTAGTTCTTACATCATCATTATAAAGTAATATAGCTGCATTGGCGTCATTAACTATCTTACCTTTTAATATATCAATCGGTTTTTTACTTCTCATTTTTCTTTGGCTTATTTTCTTGCTCATACTTTCTTAAATATGTTTCTATTTTAGTGTGTAATTCCACATTATACATTCCTAACATCTGTAATCTATCTTGATCCAGTGCCACAATCATATCTGTTAATAATTGTTTTAATTTCTTTTTTCTATCCATTATTCTTCATATAATTTTTTATATACATCTCTTATATTACTTGCTGTTTCATATAACTCTTCTTCTAAACAATAATTCAAATAATCTTTTAATTGTAATTGGAAATAAGAATAATATGCTATTCCAATATTACCATCGATATATCCGATGTTAGAGAGTAATTCTTCTATCTTTTTTTCAATTGTTTTTATTTTACCAGTTGTTAAAACATATTCACTCATTAACTTTTCAATATAAAAGAAAATCATTCCCGACATTTCGAAACAATCTCTATCAATTACCTTCATCGGGTCTATAAAATCAGGACATATAACTGCTTCTTGTCTCAATCTTCTTTTAAGTATTTTAAGCTCCTCCATTAATTAACATTTCTATTTTCTCCTTTCTATAAAGAATAATCTGTATCGTGTTGTCAAGTTGATCTTGAAAGGCTTTTTTGTTTTCTAAGTCTTTCTCAATCGCCTTTAACACATTAACAGCCAACATCTCTTTTTCAAATGGTATATCAATTTGATTCATAATATTCTTTTCTTAATTTTTCAATCATTTCTTGTAATTCATCGTGTAATTTATTTCTCTCTTTACAAGATTTTGAATGAATATACTTATTATTAGTATAGATTATCTTTGCAATCAACATTTCTTTATTTACTTCTGTATTCATAGTTGTTTTTTATTTTTTATTCTTCTGGTGATAAATCTATTGCTATTATTATCACCAAGATAAGGATTATTATTTGTTAATTAGTTATTTTTTTATAGTTCTTTTAATGGTACATAACAAATCAGCAAATTCTTTGCCTTCCATTGTTTTTAAACACTCATATTGAAACATATCATCATACCATATTGATCTACATTTTGTATTTGTTATAATGTAGTTATACATCTCATCATCTGTTTCAAAGCTTTTCTGCCATCCTTCTTTGTTAATTAATGTAATCATAATTTATTTTATTTATTTTTTATTCTTCTGGTGATAAATCTATTGCTATTATTATCACCAAGATTATTATTAAAATCAATTTCATATTTTTATATCTTATATATTAGTATTAAAAAGTCACTTTTTTCTATTTTAACTCTTTCTTACTTCTACTTTTCTTTTTTATATTCATATCAATCATTCTCTTTCTTTCTTTAACAATTCTCCACATATATTCTAATTGAGCATCAACTGGCAATAAATCAATTACTTGTTGAGAACCATAAAAATTAAAAAGAGTAATCAATTCAACAAAGATTTCGTGCAATGTAGCCCAACCTCTTCTTCTTTCAATCCTATTAACAAAATCAACTAATTGTTTATCATAGAATGTTTTTTTCCTTTTAACTAATGTGAATACACTATAATCTTTTTCTTCTGCAGGTTTTCTTGTTACTAATTTAGTTTTTAAAACAATTTCTGTTTTACAACCAGCATATCTCATATAATACTCTCTACAACATTCATTACAATAACTTGTTTTATAACTATCTTTCTTCTTACCACACTTACAAGTCAAGTAATACTTCTTACCATTCTCTATCACTATATCAGTCCTTGCCTTTCTTCCCATCTTTTAATTCTTTTAATTTTCTTTTTATCTTTAAAATCTTGAAGTATCTTTGTAAGATGTCTTCTTGGGTCGTTTTTCTTTTCATATAATATATATTAAATCCCTAAGGCTTCTAAATTTAATTCTCTCATCAATTTCTTTCCGAATGGTATGGTTGCTACACAATCACCAATCAATAATCTAAATTGTTTTTTTTCTAAATCAATCTTTCTTATCTTTTGGTGATGGTGTAGTCCATATTCTTCTCTAATAAATTGTTTAATCTCTCTTTCTGACATTACATAACTAACATTTTTTGTAATTCTAAAATCATTTCTACTCTTGTTAAGTTTGTTTTCTTTGTAATACCTTTACGCATCATATTAAAACATTCTTTACAAATTGTTTTATGTTTTTTATCACCCTTACTATTCTTATATGTAGAATAAGAATCTATTGTTTTTTCAATAAGACATTTGTTACATTTTTTCATTTTATTTAAATTAATTTTTGGAGTTTTTTACAATAAGATATTGTATCAACTTAGAATAACTCATTTTCTTTCCTGTTTTTGCTATCGTATAATCCATTAAATCTTTCAATTCTTTTTTAATCATAATGGTTGTATACTTCTTTTCATTTTTTTCCATTGTTTTTCTTTTTTTATATTCCTAATTCGGATAATCTTTCTTCTCTAACCATTACTTGAAACATATTTCTTAATGTTTGTAATTCATTTTCTGAATACATATATGAATATGTGTGCGAGTTAATCTTATCATATAAATAATGACGATATAAGATATCAAACATTGTTTCTGGCTGATTAACGCCATATTGTTTAAGCTGTTTTATTATTTTGTTTTTCATTTCTTATTTGTTATTTTTATATTATATATATTATATATATATTTCTCCCTTTTGTTGTGATCCTTAAAATTATTAAAATTTTAATGGTGGGTTAAAAATAAATTTAAATTATTTTCATATTTTTCTAAATATGTCCTTCATTTTTGACTACGACTGGGGGTCTTCGTCAAATAAAACATTCGGAATGAGTGTAGATTTAAAATGAAAGACCCGTCACCAGGACGGGTCGTATAAGATATGTCTTTACATTTTTACGCATCTAGACCATCTAGATACTTGCCAGTTTTTTTGAGATTCGCATACGATAACCCTCCTCGTGTCTCAAATTGAGTTTCACAAGGTTGGTTATCGAATGCTTAATGAGTTAAATCACTTGCCGTGTTCCCCATCGATTCAAGATATAGCACCGTTGTATATCCATTTGACATCTACTTATCGAAGGTATTCGGTCCTCCGCTTATCCTGCTCCTCTTGTCTTAAATACCAGAGCTGTTACTTTGATAAGATCCCCGTGGTAATAACATAAGATAGTAGAGCCACATCGCTTTCACCTCCTCTACTAAATCAATTTTCTTTATATTTGCCCGTTATGCCGTTTTCAATTTATTATATATATATATTTTATTTATGTTTCCTTTTTTAAATTATTTTGTTTTTTTCCATCTATTATTTTTATTACAAACATATTTATCTCCTATATCAACATATACCGTCTTACCATTTATTGTTCGAGGACTATAATTTGTTGTAGTTGTTTTTGGATATGTATGATATATTTTATTAATTGGTTCTCTTACAACATTTGAAGGTGGTGTTGGTATCGGATTAGGTGATACAATTACTTTTGGTGGCTCTGGTGCTGGTAATGGTTGATTACAAGGTATATGAACATATATTGTAGATTGTGTGTCTCTATATTCAATTGTTGTTACCGTTACAATCTTTTCTTTATATACAATAACTTCATATGGAACTGGAACATTAATATAAATTGGTTTTAATTTATTATCTATATCATTTAATCTCAAATTTAACTCATTACAACAGATTTGGGATTGATCTGTTAAAGTTAATACTTCTGTATCAATTTTATTTAAAGTGTCTGTAATCTCATCTAATTGATCCTGAGGTATAGATCCGGTAGCACCCTGTGGACCGGTTGCACCATTCAAACCATCTTTACCATCTAACCCATTTTGACCTGCTGGACCGGTTGCTCCTTGTGCTATTGATTCAATATATGGAACATTTAAATCAATCTTATCATTGTTAAAAGTTAAACCAGGTCCAAAATGGATCTTATTTAACTGAGCATCCATTATCCAATTCTGTTGATTCATATTCCTAATTCTTTTAATTTTAAATCACGGTATTCATCTAAACTAATCCTTTTAATTATAATTGTATAATCAGACATATCATCACCAGATTCTATGGGGTAGGAGATTGGGGGGTATTTTTCAAATATATAACCAAATTTTTCATCTGTTAAAAATGTTTTCCAATACATACCAAATCCATTATGGTATTGCTCTGGGAATAATTGTTGTATCATATATTCATAAAATTTATCATAGTCAATATAAGGTCCATCATTATAATAATCTTCTGTTAATTTTTTTTCTTCCATTTTATTTATTTTTATTTTTTCTAGAATGGTTCTTACCATCTTTATAAATTCCAAAATCATTATACCAATCTAATAATTCTTTTTTTATATTAGGATTAGATTGTGGTGGATTTTGATTCACTTGATGATCTTTTATATCAAAGAACTCTTCTTCACTTATTGTTTTAATCTTTTTCATAAGTTAAATTATTTTTCTTATATATATTAGTTATGACTAACACCTTTAATCAAATAAGAAGTCTAATCCACCTGTCTTTTTTATTTTCTTTTCTACCTTCGGTAATAAATAATTTATTTTATAATTTCTTAATAATTGTTTTTCATCATAAATATAATCAAAAGTCTTTCCTGATGATGGACTTAATAATTTAACTGCCTTTAATTGTTTATCAATCTTATTATTAGATGTTGAAGTATTCATCATAACCTTATCCCAATAACCTTTTTCCATTCCTGTTATATTCCAACAATAAGTTCCACTTGGAGTGAAGTTTAAATATAAAAAAACTACTTCATCTTCTTTTAAAAATAATTTATCTCGTTGCTGAATCATTCTATCTAACTTTTTCTTTTCTAAAAAGTATTCATTAAATGATTCATATCTTACTTTTATTTCTATCCACACATATTTTTTAAACTTATTGTCATTATCATATATAAAATAAAAGGCGTCATAATCATCATACTTACCCTGAGTAAAATGTATATCATATTTAAATGATTCGGGATATAATGATTGTAAATGTTTGAGAGCTTCTCTTCCAATCCATTCCCTTTTTTCGTAATCGTCTACAAATTGAGGTTCCATTAGTTGTTTGTTTTAGGTATATATAAATAAAAAAATCCAACTTTTTGAAAGTGTGGATTTTTTATAGGATTGTATTATTTCTCCTCGTCTACTATATCTTTTGTTGTTGATGCTCCCCTTTTAATCATATTAATTAATCCTGTATAGAAAGAAAATCCCATTAGGTTGTTGAACGTCTCATCAATCGACTTTAATTCGACGAAACTTATTAATCCAGCAACCATTTTAGTTATTGGTAATATATCTATTAGAATATATTTCTCAACTAAATATACAACCATTATTGTTGATATATAAATCAATAATTTACCAATAGTATTACCCATCTTCCTACTAGTAACGCTGGAAGGATTTTTTTTGTAAGCAGAATATATTGCAAAAACCATATCAATCAAAACTAAACTGAATAAGGTTAGAATCATCGGTACGATCGGTGAGAAGACTGCAATTATACTTATTAAAATATAACTCAGATGTGATAAAATCCATTCTTTCATTTTTATATTAGTTAATTTTTATTTAGGTTCCCCATATACTCATTCCAACACCCGGCAAATAACCTCCACATCCATTACAAGGACTTCCTTGAGGAAATCCACTTCCACCTCTGTTGAAAGCTTTTCCTGTCATAAAGAAGTTATCATATGGATTAGTCTTTGGTACTAAACTCATAACCCCAGTTACTTGGTAGTATTCAGGATAGTCGTATGGATAGTTAATAATCTGTTGTCTAACTCTGGCATCGGCAAATTGTGCCCTTTCCATAATCAAATATTTCAATCTATTTAACTCTTTTGGTTGTATAGCTTGTGAGTTAGGTGAGTTTTTAGTTTCAATTGACTTGTTTGTAATCCTTAAATGGATTGTATCTATTGCATACCATATCGTCCATAACGCAACTGAATCCATTAAGTAGTTATCAAGTAAGTATTTATAATTAACATCAGCTGGATCATTAATATATCCACTAGTTATGTCTGTAATAAACTTTTGATAAAGAGTTAAACCTAAAAGTTGTTGTGTATTCTCATTCTGAGCAATCAAAATGAAACTATTTAAAGTGTTAGGGTCAATATTATTGTCAAGATACCCGGCATACATCTGTAAGATATATTCTGGACTAACAAAGAATGCTTTATTTTGTTGTATAGCCATTTTATTTTATTATTTTTTGAGGTGTGATTGGTGTAGTTTGTATCGGAGCACTTGGTGATGGCTTAATTTTATTCTTTAAGTTGTTTCCATCGTGAAAATCTGTTAATTTAGCCGCTGTTTCGTGTGTATATCCATTCGCCGTTAAGATATAATATCTCTGCTCTGGTGTTATTTGTGCTGTTAATATATTAACTATATCATCTATATTAGTATCAACATTCTTAAACTGCTCGTTATACTTTCTGATTATTAAATTATCTGTTATACCATTAATCCTTGCCAATCTATTAAACACTTTCTCTAAAAGATTTTGTTTAGGAGTTATATAAGAGTTTTGGAATAACTCTAATGCCTCTAAAATCTCATTTCTACTACCTAATGAACCCGGAGTTTCTATTCCGAATAAAACTGGATTAGCCACTCTGTGAGCATATAATATAGATTTTTGTGATTGCTCTTCTAATAACATAAATCTTCCATCTGAATTATTCATTTCAATCGGTTCAAATTGTGGTGCCTCATCCATATTGTTTGTGAAGTTAATATACCACTGACCTGCGTTTCCTGTTCCTTCTAACTCAGCCTTAACTCTTTGTGCGATGATTGCTCTTTCTTCTGCTGATGCTCCAAGAATAGGTATAGTTACGACATAAGATGGTGCGAAACCATTTTTAATGTTATTCATATGAAAATCACCAATCAACCAATCAATTTCCATCCATCTAATAGCTGATAAGTATTCTGGCACTCCATAATATTCTGTACCTGCTCTTTGTTCCTTAGTATAAAGTATCTGTGATGCTTTCTTTTTACTCTTTGATGAGAATCCTGGATAAAGAACTGGTTCATATTTTCTAACATTTTCCCAGCCGTCGGATATCCAATAGTTCTCAACTTGAGGATAGTTTTTCTCATCCTCTGGTGCTTGTATTCTTAATTTAGAAACATCAACATATTCAATCATAGAGATTGTTTGTCTGTCTTTGCTCCATATTGGATTAAGTGCGAAGGCGCCATATATTTCTAAATCATAAGCACATCTGTATAATAACTCATCTAAGTCATAATCAGCCTTCATATTCTTCATAAACAACATCGTCTTCATATCTAAGTTAGTTGTTAAGAATCCATAACCACCAATCATTCTTGCCTTTTGTGTTACTATACTTGAATGTAATGGTGATTTAGCCAGTAATGATTGTAAGTATTTAGGAAATTGATTATCACCACCGAAATCAACCCATCCTTTTTGTGTATTTACTCTCTCCGTGAATTGTGGAAGAGATATTTTATCAAATTTTAATATGTCCATATTATCTTTTTATTTTATATATTATTAATTTTATCCTCTATAAATTGGAATTGGATTAACCGATGGATTAGCTTGACTATAAGATGGTGGAGTATCCAACCAGTCTGTTCCAACAATCATTAATCCTGTTTCAACTATATTTGAACTCGTCGCTAGTATATATGGTGCGATCTGCTCATATATTGTATAGTTCCACTCACCAGAAGTTAATGCGATCAACCCCTGTGTAAGTCCTACTGATGAGGTTGCTACGGTTAAAACAAATGTATTATAGTAGAAAGGATTAGGGGAAGTATCATCTTGATAAAAAATTATATTATCGTATGATCCTTTTCTCACTACTTGCCAAGTGAAGTATGGGTTCAATTGATTCTGGCATTTCTCGTATAGAGTTACCGTAGCTGGGGTTGATCCTGTTGCATTAACTATTATCATATAAGTATATATCTTTTTTTTAACTCATTTACTCACTTAAAATAAAAAACCCTAACCCTTCTTTAAGGGGTTAGGGCTCTAAAATTAAGAATAAGAAACGATTTAGAATGTAGTTATAAAATAAACTGCACCATTCTTAGAATGTCCTATAACATTCAATCCTGCATCTACTACTAATGAGTATGTGCCAGTTAATGAATGAGTTGTATATCCTGGTATAGATACGGTTGCTCCATAATTGTATCCAATTATATTTAAACCACTATCTAAGATTGCTTCCTTCGAGCCAGAATATGAATGAGTTGAAAATCCAGTTATAGATATGGTTGCACCATAGTTATAACCTATTACATTTAATCCAGCATCTAAAATTGGTATTGTCATTTTGTTTTTAAATTATTTTTATTAAGAAGCATAACTAATTACCGATTGAGCTGCTGAATCTGTTACTTGAAGTATTCCAAGTGCTTCTTTTGCTGTCATAGTAAATGTTACACCATTCAAATCACCTAACATTTTGTTGATACCACCTGTTGCATCTGAAACATTCACAGGATTTGAAAATCCTAAGAAGTACCAGTTACCACTATTAGATCTTACTAACACTCTCCATCTACCATTCATCAATGATGTAAATAAGTTTTGAGTTGTTTGATCGAAGTTAAACACTGTAAATGTTAATGTAATTTCGTTGTAAGCAGTTCCGTTTTCAATTGACACAACACCTGTTTCTGATAAAGAAGCGATTTCTATATCTTGACAGAATTGATAAAATGATACGGTTGCTCCTGAGAAAGATGATATTTCACCACTTGAAGTTAACCCAATTGTCATTGCGTTAGCTCCTGGACATTGCCATTGACCGATGAATATACCTTCTGGTGCCACACCACCGACATTTCTACAAGGAAGATTAATCCCTGATGTTATTACACACGCCATATATTTTTTTTTATTATTTTTTCTTTTATTAAGGACCCAGAATAAATCTGGGTCCCTAACTATTATTTATTACTTACCTGTATAGATTGTCACATATTGTGGATATGCCACTGTAACACCTATTTTCCACATACTTCTAAAGAAGATTGTGTTATAATCTTGTGATTTCCAGATTTCAAATTTATCTTCTTCTCCTTCAGCGTCTGTACCAATATAAAGGTTTTCACCAATTGTAAGGACGATGTAGTTTGAACCAACTAAACCAGATGTTGCTACGATTCTAACATTTGTTGATGGGTGCATAATAGTCCAACCAATTGTGTCAGCATTTTCCATAGCACCGAAGTGATATAGGTTAGCATTTCTTAAATCTCTGCAATATGTTCTGTAGTTAGCATATGACATAAAGCAGTAGATGTCATTTCTATCCCATAAGTTTTGTGGCATTTGTGCTACTAACTGGTCAATTACACTGAAAGCTGAGTTAGCTGGTAATGTAGTTTGAGTTGAGCTTGCTACAAGTGGTCCAGTTGCTGTACCAGAGTAGAAAACAACTGACTGAGATGCTGAAGTCTGTGTTAAGTATTGTAAGAATCCATTACACTGATTAGCATTAGCTGCGTAGTTGTTTGGTTGAGTTGGAAGAGATCCTGAGAATGTAGCACCAGTTGTTGAACCTTGCCATACCAAGAACTCATTTATATCCTGAAGCTTACTAACCTTATCAGCCATATAAGCCTTTGCGAAGATTTCCGGAGTTAAAGAATCATAGTAAGATCCTTCTGGCATCTTCATACCTAACCAGTATTGCTCTAATGAACCTGCACCGACTAGACAGATACTTTCTTGAACCATAAGTGGACATACTTGAAGTGTTGCCTGGTTAAGCGTTACACTTCCTGTTGGACTGATAAGTCCGCAACCAGCTGGTTGAATAACCAGGTTGGAGATTTGGGTATTGATCGTTCTTGCGTTCTTGATACCTCTTTGGTTTTGAACCAATTTACCAGTTCTACCTTGAAGCGTAATTTCATACATAATCCTGTCATAAGATAACTGGTCTACATATGTTTGCAACGCTGATAAAACTATACTTGAATTAAATCCTGCCATATTTGTTTTTTATTTTTTGTTTTTTGTTACTTTTTAGTAATTATTTTTAGTTTTTATTTGTTTCATAAACTCAATCATTTCAACTGAGTTATCAACTTTTCTTTTTGAAGTTGCTTTGTCTTTGTTATAAACCTCATAACCTCTTTTGATTGATTTAACCGGCTTATCACCTGGCTCACCAGCTACTTCTGAGATTTTTGACATCATTTGTTGATTTAAATCATTCTGTGAATCTCCCATCTTATTTAAGATGTTTAAAACCTCAGCGATTGTTTTTTCTAAATCAGCAACTCTTTGTGCCAAGTCAGCTTGTGGGTCGACATCACCACCAGAGGCTGCCTCACCTTGACCTTCTGGAAGTCCATTAGCATCCATTTCTTGTTTTGAAGTTTCAACTGAGTCTGTTTCACCATCACCTGTTTCAACATCTGTACCATCACTTTCTGGTCCTTCAATAACCGTGATTTGGTTATCTTCAACACTGAATGTTCTACCATCCTGTAACACATAATCACCATTATCTAGTGGTGTTTGATTACCTTGATCGTCTAACATATAAACTTCTGCTCCGATTTCTAAATCTGCTGTTGAGATTGTAATAACCGTACCATCAGTTAAAGTCATATTGTTAAAAACTTTCTCATCACTTGTGAATGATAAAAGTTTCTTCAAATTACTTCTAATTTCTTTAATAGCTTGATTTCTATTCATATTTATTTTATATTATTTTATTAGATATATTAGTATATATCATATATTTTTTATCTTTACTCATTTATTAGAAAGATTTTTCAATTTATCAAAGATTTCTTTGATTTTGTCTTGTAATGTTTGTTCGTCTGCCATATTAATTTATTATTTTTTATGTTAATCCTACAACTAAACCATTAATTAAAATAATTTGGTTACTACCTATCATAAAAGTACCAGTTAATGTTGCAGTGTTATTAACATTTATTGTTTGTGAAAAAATATTAATCACTGATGGATCACCAACAATATATGATTGTAATCCTGTTATATTATCTACGGAAAACATTCCGAAAGCTCCTCCACTTGAAAGAACACCTGGAGTTGCAACACTAATTATAGCGCCTGAACCACCTTGATCTAGGGTTAATAAAGTTGTTCCTTGTGGTAGATTTCCACTTACTTGTGTTTCGATAGATACACCAGTTGTAATATCTCCGTTAATAAATTTAAAAAAATTAGTTGCACTATCTGTATCTAATCCAATAAGATTTAATCCACTATCATTAATTGATGTTGGTGGTGTAGGTATTGTGAAAAGTCCTGGGAATGCTGGGACTGGATATCCATTATTTGCCATATTTTATATTTATTTTTTATCCAACTTTTTTAGTTGTTATGTTTGTGTGTTTCTGTATTCTTGTAATCTCTTCGTCCTGATCGTCATAATGTTTGTCAACTTGAAGATCATTTAATTTTTTCCATTTCCAAGTTCCATTCGTGAAGTGTATATTTTCTCTTGGTATTCCTAACATATCTGCTACTTGAAAAACTTCTTTTGATTGTTTGAATGGACTTCTTTTTGTTACAATAAACACTGTGTTTCCTCTTTTCAACTCTAATCTTGCCAAGTCCTGACCTTGATTAGTTGAAAGGACTCCATCGAAGTCAAAACTAACTCTATCTTTCATTATATCTCTTAACATAGACTCTAACTCTATATCTGTTAAATCATCTAATGAAAATTCTCTTCTCATTTGATATGGACTCATACCCATTAAACCTTCAACCGAGAATGAATATTTCCCTAACTCTTTAACTTGTGTTTCCCAGAAGTCTTCGTCATCAACTTTAACTTCAATAAACCAAGTTCCAACTGGACATTGATAACCATACATCTTTGATTTATCAAATTGTGCGTCTTCTATAATCCAATTCTGCTCTATATAAGCATTAACCATTTCTGATGAATGATCTACATTAATTGATTTGTTATTATTTTCTTTGTTAAACTTCTGTGCCATCTTTTTAATAGTTTCAGGCTTAAATATAACAAAGTACTCATAATCACCATCTCTTCTAAATATCTTTTTGTTAGGTATCATAGCAGGTCCAACGATTTTCATTTGATCATCAACCTTTTTAAATTCAAATTGTTTCTCTTCTTTTGAAAAGTACATTCCTTTCGTATCAATCGCTGGGTCTTCAACCAGTGATACAAACCTAACACCTTGTTTAGTATCATCTTCTTCAAAAGTGATTTCAAAAACCGGTAATAAATCCGGATTCATATTTTTTTTCTGTGGCATATATAGTATATATTATTTTTTTAATCTTTTTACTCATTTTAATGTATTAAAGATCTACCTTGAATAACACTAACTTTATTTTGTGTTGATGATATATCACCTTCTGTTACATAAACCTTTTGTGGAGGTGGTGTATTAATATTCATTTGTGTTTTTCCTATATTAAATAAAGAAGATCCTTGTAGTTGTGGTTG